CGTATTATTTACTATGCTGATTCTTTTAAGATTGTAGAATCAAAGTCGCTCAAGTTGTATTTGAATTCTTTCAATATGGTCAAGTGTGGCGAAACAGTACATGATGTTATTGATTTTGTAGAAGCAACTGTGCAAGATGATTTAACTGATATTCTTGGTCCTGTAGAAGTGCGATTCTGTGATAGTAAAACAAGGAAGGCAGATCCATTCCGTAATACTATTTTTCAAACGCTAGAAAATACTGTAAATGTGAATGAACTTTCATTTGAACATGAGAATGAAGATCCTACAATCCTGCAAGTTACTGATGTAGTTAAGCCAGAATATATTGCAAAGTTTAACTTTTATCATTCTAGCGTTCTTCGTTCTAATTGTCGTGTAACCAATCAACCTGATTGGGGTGATGTCTATGTCATTATCAATGGCGAAAAGACAGTGACTCCTGAATCACTTCTTCAATATATTGTTTCTATGAGAAAAGAAAACCATTTCCATGAAGAGATCTGTGAGTGTATCTATAAGCGTCTGTGGGATCTCTTGAAGCCAGATGAATTGCTTGTTGCTTGTCTCTATACACGTAGAGGCGGCATTGATATTAATCCAGTTCGTGCTAGTCATCAAGGAACAGTTGACAAATTTGCTAGCAACCTATACAATGTAAACATACTTAACGATAAGACACTGAGGCAATGATTATGGGAAGAATGAAAGAACAACTTGCAACATTTATTTCTGATAAAGAATTTGAGGAAACTATGGGAATGATTACTGCAGAAGGATTGAAAAATTTGCAAAAGTTAAATGAATTGGATACTGTAGTAAATCATCCTTTACACTATGGCGGCGCAGGAAATATCTATGAGACCATCAACGTCATTCGAGCATGGAACCTTGGTTTTAGTTTAGGTAATGCTGTAAAGTATCTTTCTCGAGCAGGTAAGAAAGATCCTACAAAGAAAATTGAAGATCTCAAGAAGGCAATGTGGTATATTCAGGAGGAAATTGATTATGAACTTAACCGAAGCCCTACAAATCCTACCCCAAACATCTAAGAACGTAGTATCAGTCCTTTCAGGAGGACTCGATTCTACTATTATGACTTATGTTTTAACTCTTAGATATGGTTGTTCTTCTGTATTTGCGCTTTCTTTTGATTACGGTCAAAAGCAAAAACGTGAACTAGAGATGGCAGCAAAAACATGTGAACATCTTGGTATCAAACATAAGATCCTTGATTTATCTATCCTCGGTGATATCGCAAAGAATATGTCTGCTAACATTGGCGGTTCAGATATTGCTATGCCAACCATCAGTGATGTTTTAGGTGATCCTCAACCCAAGACATATGTTCCTTTTCGCAATATGATTTTAAACTCACTTGCTTTTTCATATGCAGAAGCAAACAAGGCGTCGCATATATTTACAGGTCTTCAGGTTCATGATGAGTATGGATATTGGGATACGACACAGAAGTTTGTTGATGCTATGAATTCTGTAGCAGAACAGAACAGAACACATAAAGCAGAACTCGTAGCACCTTTTAGTCAATGGTCTAAATTTGAGGAAATTGAATTAGCAAAGGAGATGAAAAATGTGCGCCTCGATTATACGCTTACTTGCTATGATCCTGATATACGAGGTTATTCTTGTGGCGTTTGCCCTTCTTGTTCGGAACGGATTATGAACTTTATCAAGGCAGGTGTCCGTGATCCAATTCCTTATGTTAATGGTGTTGACTGGGATAGGTTCGTTAAGTAATGTGTAGCATCATTGGAAGTTATCACAAAGACAAAATAGTCGAGTTGATAAAACTAAATGCGTATCGTGGACAACACTCATGGTCAATTTCATATTACAGTACTATATGGAATGTGATGGGTAATGTTGTTCGTGGTATGGGTGAAATACCATATGAGTTAATCAATATAGGTATGGATGAGTATTGTATCGTTCACATGCAGGCACCTACAACTTCTAATAAAGAAATGAATACAGTTCATCCTGCACAGATAGGTCATTCTTTGTTGTGGCATAATGGTATCATCAAAGATAAGCATATAAAAAAGATGCAGGAAGAATTGCATACGGATGAGTCATGGGATACCAAACTCATCCTTAAGCAGTATCTTGATAAGAATACTTTGATGGGAATTGATGGCACATTTGCTTGTTTGATGTATCATGAAGAATATCTTTATTTGTTTAGGAATATGATATCCCCTCTTTTCTACGATAAATATGGTAATATATCTTCTACGAGGTTTGATGATGCTCTATCTATTGATGCAAACGTATTATTCAAATTTGAACCAGGACACTCACTCATTCCTGTAGACAAGTTTGATACAGTGAATAATCCTTATTATGGATTAGATTTATGAAAAAAACAGTTGACAAAGACTTGCTTTTCCTATATGATGAATACTTAAAGTTCACAAATAATAAGATGAACACGCATTCTCCTATAGCTATTGCAGGAGTAATGCTTTCACAATCATTGTCGCTTTATAAAACAATGTTACCTGCAGAAGATTTTGAACTTATTCTAGAAACAATCGGCGATTCTAAACATAACGTAGTTAAGTTCATTTATAATAAACCCCCAACCCTACAATAAGGAATATATTATGGAAATTAAGATTGATATTGGCGCACTTCAAAAGCAAAAGTTGTTTGTTGCGACTCCTATGTACGGTGGTCAATGCAACGGAATGTATGCTCGTTCTATGTGTGACTTGACTGCTATGTGTTTGAAGTACGGAATTGAGATGCGTTCGTATTTTCTTTTCAATGAATCTCTCATCACTCGTGCTCGTAACTATTGCGTTGATGAGTTCCTTCGCTCTGGTTACACCCATCTCCTGTTTATTGATTCTGATATTGGATTCAATCCTCAGGATGTTCTCGCATTGCTTGCCTTGCAGACAGAAGAGTCTCCTTATGATATCATTGGTGGCGCATATCCTAAGAAGTGCATCACTTGGGAAAAAATTGTTCAGGCAGTCAACAAGGGCGTTGCTGATGAGAATCCTAACATCCTCGAGGAGTTCGTAGGCGACTTCGTATTCAATCCTGTTATGGATGCAGGCGAAGCAAGCAAGTCAATTCGTCTTGATGAACCTGCTGAAGTTCTTGAACTTGGTACGGGATTCATGATGGTTCGTCGCAATACATTCGAGGAATATGTCAAGGCATATCCAGATATCATGTATCGTCCGGACCATGTTCGCACGGAATCGTTTGATGGTTCACGCAAGATTGGAATGTATTTTCAAGCAGATATTGATAAGGCTTCTGAGCGTTATCTGTCAGAGGATTATTGGTTCTGTCAGTATGCTCGTAAGGCAGGTATGAAGATTTATATGTGCCCATGGATGCATCTGCAGCATGCAGGATTCTATACCTTTGGTGGAAAGTTAGCAGCACTTGCTTCAGTCGGTGCTTCTGCAACAGCAGATCCTTCCAAGTTGGGCAAGCGCGCAACTAGTTAATTTTTGTGAAAGGTATTATATTATGAATTTGAGTGCAAACACTATTGAATTGCTTAAGAGCTTCTCTAACATCAATCCTTCGATTTTTGTTAGAGAAGGAAACATTCTCTCAACATGTTCTCCTGTAAAGTCAATCTATGCTAGGACATCTGTTGAAGAGACCTTTGCTAAACCATTCGCCATCTACGAACTAAATAAGTTCCTTGGCATCGTTTCTTTGTTCGAGGAACCTACTCTTAGTTTTTCTGATAAGATGACTCCATCAGGATCAGTAGAAAGTATCATCATTGAGTCAGCAACTGAAAAGTATTTCTTTACCTGTGCTGATCCTTCTATGGTCATCAGTCCTCCCGAAAAGGAATTGAATTTCCCATCTCCTGATGTTGAATTCAATCTTAATCAGAGTGCTCTACAGAAGGTAATCCGTGCTTCAAACATTGGACAGTTGCCTGAGATTTGTATCACTGGCAATGGTTCGGTCATTGAGATGACTTCTACGACTGTCAAGACACCAACCGCAGACAACTTCAAGGTTGCTGTTGGCGAGACAGACAAGACATTCACAATGATTTTCAAGGCAGACAACATTATTAAGTTGATTTCTACTGATTATAATGTTAAGCTATCAAGTAAGAACATCACTAAGTTTGAATCTACATCAAACGTACCTGTTGTCTTTTACATTGCAGCGGAACCTAGTTCCAAGTTTGGAGAATAATTATGCGTGAGGATTTCTTGTGGTCGCAGAAATATAGACCTAAGACAGTATCCGAAACAATTCTACCTGCTGATCTAAAAGCATCGTTTCAACACTATGTAGATCAGCAGAACGTTCCTAATCTTATTCTAGCAGGCGGAGCAGGCATGGGTAAAACCACTGTTGCTCGTGCTATGCTAGATGAGTTAGATTGCGACTATATCATCCTCAATGGATCATTGAATGTCAACATTGATGCATTGAGGAAGGATATTACTAGTTTTGCTTCGACTGTTTCTTTTAAGGGCAAGAGAAAGTATATCATTCTCGATGAGGCAGATTATCTGACTGGGCATATCGTTCAGCCAGCTCTTCGTAGTTTCATTGAAGATTTTTCTGCTAACTGCGGGTTTATCCTCACCTGTAATCTTTTGAATAGAATTATTGAGCCGCTTCGTTCTAGATGCGTTCCTATCGAGTTTAAGATCGCTAAGGATGATCAACCACGACTTGCTTCTCAATTTTTCAAGAGAATCATAAACATCCTTGAAGTAGAAGGTGTCACATATGATAAGGCTGTTGTTGGTGCTCTTGTTTCTAGGCACATGCCTGATTGGCGTCGTGTACTAAATGAGCTGCAAAGGTATTCTGTAAACGGTAAGGTTGATACAGGAATCCTTACCGACCTTACAGGTGACAACTTCAAGAACCTCATAGGTTTATTGAAGAAGAAAGATTTCCTTTCATTGCGTAAGTGGGTTGCTGAAACTGATTTTTCTATTGACGAAGTATTCACTAATCTGTATGATAAAGCATATGACTATGTGAATCCTAAGTATATTCCTCAGTTGGTTCTCATCATGGCAGATTATCAGTATAAAGCAGCATTTGCAGCGAACGCTGAGATTAACCTTGCAGCAGCATTGACTCAGATCATGGTAGATATTGAGTTCGTCTGATGTATGTAAGCAAATGGGAAATGTCTAGAAAATCTTATATCTGCAGGGGGTGTGATGATGAGATTATACCCCTTGTCCCACATCTACATGCTAAATTTATAGTCAATAGCATTGATCCAAAAGTCAATAGATTGATTGTTATGCGACTATGTAAGAAATGCATTGTTGATTTGAAATATTCAAAAACTCCACAGGAAATTGCTAATGACTCCCTTTGACTTCGTGTTTGCTATCAATGGCAAAAAGAATAGAGATTTGATTAGGGGATCAGAAAATCCTGAGTTGGCAACAAAAGATTATACTCCATGGATCATCAACAAAGCATTTTCCTTGACTGTTGATACCATCATGTATTCAAATGAGATGAATCTGCGAGCGCATCTAGATAAACAGATGCAAAATGCCTATTACATAAATACTATTAGACCAGGTTATCGCAAGACTGAATGGGTCAAGAAAAGCGATACCGGACATGATATTGATTGTATCATGGAATATTATAATGTAACTCAGCGCAAGGCAGATGAGATTTTGAGGGTCCTAACAAAAGATCAACTCGCCTTATTAAAAAGAAAAATAATAAAAGGCGGATTAAAAAATGACCTTCGATCTAAATCAATTAGTAGAGGTGAGACTTTATAATTCAGAAGATTTTTTGAAAGTAAAAGAAACTCTTTCTAGAATTGGCATCGCCTCTAAGAAAGATAATACCCTATACCAATCATGCCATATTCTTCATAAGCAAGGACGCTATTATATCGTCCATTTCAAGGAACTTTTTCTCCTTGATGGAAAAGAAGCAAACATATCTGAAAGTGATCTTGGTAGAAGAAACAGGATTGTAGCATTGCTTGATGAGTGGGAATTGATTGAAGTTATTAATTATTCTATGATAGAATTCAATATGATTCCTATCGGACAAGTCAAGATAATTCCTTTCAAAGAAAAATCAAAGTGGAATCTAGTGACCAAATATACAATTGGAAATAGTAAATGATAACTGATATTGTTTCTGATGGGTGTTCTCTTGTTTGGGGACAGGAATTAGAAAATAGAGATAATAGATTTGTTAAAATTATTGCAAATTCATTTAATACAAATTTACATGATAGTTCTTGTCCCGGAAAATGCAATCAATTAATTGCAACTGATATAGTAGATAATGTATTAGATCTAATACATAATAAAAAAATTCCCGCAGAAAATATATTGGTCATTGTCAATTGGACATTTTTTAGAAGATTGCCATATTATAATTCTAATGCAGATTCTATAGAATCAATTAAATTTGTAGATAAAAATATTTTTAATAGTTTTAAAAATAATACGAATATTTCGTGGATAACTAGTAGTTATCCACCATTAGATTCAAAAAAATATGATACAATTAAAGATTATTATTATGATCATGAATACGTAAATTATTTAAAATATCATTTTTTTAATTTGTTGTATTATGTACAATTATTTTTGATTGCAAATAAAATAAAATATGTATTTGCATTTGCAGATGGTACAGTTAATGCTTTTTTAAATTTAAAAGAAGACAAAATTTTTAAAAAAGAAAATAACAAAAAAGTTGAAAGTTCTAAAAGAACATCAATTGAAAATATTTTAAAAATAATAGATACAAACTATTTCTATTTAAATTTAAATATTTCTCAATATACAAAAATGGGTTTCAATATTGCGCCAAAAGGACATCCTTTGGCTGATGGTCATATGTTTTTTGCAGAAGAATTGATTGCTTTTATTGAGGAAAAATATTTTGAAATAGGAATAGTAAATGATAACTGATATTGTTTCTAATGGGTGTTCCTATGTTTGGGGGAGAGAATTAGAAAATAGAGATGATAGATTTGTTAAAATTATTGCAAAAAAATTAAATGCTAATTTACATGATGTTTCTATGCCTGGTAATTGCAATCAATTAATATGTACTGATACAATTGATAAACTATTAGATCTAATACATAATAAAAAAATTGCTGCAGAAAAAATATTGGTAATTATTAATTGGTCGTTTTTAGATAGAATTGGATATTACGATCATTCTTCTGATTCTATTTTTCCTATTCATGAAATAAGTTTCAAAACAAATACACCTTGGGATCTTTATACAAAAAACAAAAAAATTGATCAAGAAAAATTTAATTTTATTAAAAGGTGGTATGACGATCATGGCAAATTAGATTATATGAAATATTTTACATTCAATCATATTTTATATCTTCAAATGTTTTTAAAAGCAAATAATATAAAATATATGTTTGCATTTGCAGATGACACAGTTCATGATCTTTTAAAATTGAAACAAGATTATGCATGTGAATTGAATTTCAAAGATAAAGTTCCTCACAGAACTTCTATTGAAAATATTTTAAAAACAATAGATACAAATTATTTTTATTTAGATTTAAATATTTCTTGTTATAAAAAATTAGGTTTTAAATTGGCGCCAAAAGGACATCCTTTGGCTAATTCTCATATTGTTTTTGCAGAAAAATTAATTGACTTTATATTGGAAAAATATCCCGATGTTTAATTATCTTAGATACAGAATAAAGATGTGGTTTATCAATCGCAAAATGAAAAATTCAGATAAGTTTATTTACTAATGAAAATACTTGGTGTAAATACTCTTAGTCATGATTCTTCTATTTGCTTATTTGATGATATCAATAATTTTGAGCATCTAATATGTAAGGATAGAAGTTTATTTCTAGATCCTGATATTATTCAGAAAGCAATTGATTTTAAACCTGACCTGATCAGTTATTATGAAAAACCTTGGTTAAAGAAACGAAGACAATTATTCAACGGTCAATGGATCAACGCAGTAACAGAACCTTTGCCTATTTTCTATTTTGATGAAATTGGGTTGAAAGGCATTCCTGTTGTCTATCAATATCATCATGCGAGTCATGCTGCTACAGGATTCTATACTTCTGGTTTTGATTCTGCAGCAGTCGTTGTGATAGATGCTATAGGTGAATATACCACAACATCAATATGGCATGCTAGCAAAGATAAAGAAATGAAGATGCTTTGGCATAGGAATTATCCTCATAGCCTAGGATTGTTCTATTCTGCCTTCACAAAATTGATTGGGTTCAAACCAAACGCCGAAGAATATAAGCTCTATGAACTTTCACAAAGCGAAAAATTTCCAATCACCTATAATAGAGTAGAAGAATATCTAGATAGAAATCTTCATAGAGGAATCACTGACTGGTACGATATCATTGATGAAGATATGAAAAGAGACATTGCTACTTCGGTACAGTTGCTTTTCGAAAGAGAAACCAAACAGCTCTTCAAACTTGCAAAAAAACTCTGCGGGTATCCTTACGAAGAAAATTTGGTGATCATGGGTGGATGTGCTATGAATAAAAAAGTGGCGGAACAGGCCCGCCACTGGTTCAAAGACATATATTCCTATCCAAAGCCCGGTGACGTATCATCAAGCATAGGTGCTGCTATTTTAGCTTTCCATACCGCCGATCTTGTTGAGATGGCTTTTCCTTGAGTAAGATCCTTTACCTTTTTTAGCAAGCACGATACGTTGGCGGTATTTTTTATCAGCTAACGCTTTTGCTGTTACAGAACGTTTCTTCACTCCTACCTCCTATCGTATTTGGACATCTTGCCTCCATGCCCAACATGATAAGCACAGAATCGAACATTGGGATACTCATTCTTCAAGCTCAAGAAAGCGTTGAGGTTGTCTATAGAATCATCATACATCCTAACACAAGTGTAGGGATGAGCATTCAGGTACTCTCTTATATATACCAATTTCTTTTTCGCAGCAGAATCATTCCCAGGCAGATTACCAGAACGGTGAACATGAATCTTGTCCATGTTCTCGATTCCATGAGAGCTTAGCGCCCCTAGGAACTTTTCCCTATCATCAAAGTCTGCTCTGGCGGTATTGATTACCGTCTTATTTTTTGGATTTTTTTTGCTAGTCGCCTGAGCAGCATTTATTGTTCTGATCATGTTAGCGATTGGCTTAGTAGTTCTACAGAAAATATCTGCTGATCTAAATTCACTGTAGTCGAAGCGACACCCATCAGGCAGGCTGTAGGTGTTATACTCAGACGTTGAAAGCGCTGCTACTGTTCTGTCAGCAAAATCCTTGACAAGGACTTTAGCACTAGAATGGACCAATGTGTCGTCTATGTCAAAGACATTGAGGACTGAGTGTTGCAGACTTTGTAACATCGTGTTTTTCTCTCTATTCATCATATTGTTACACTAGCATACTTTTAGAAAAAAATCAACCGGAAATCTTCGGTTGACAATATTTTAAAAAGACCTTATATTAATAATATGATCAATCAAAGAAAGGATCACCAGATGTCTCATAACCCCCGTCTAGTCCCAGAATTCCTCTCTCGCTACCCCGGTGTAGATGGCTACACCCTCATCTGCATCTGCGAAGAAATCAACCGCAGAATGGGGGCTAGCGCAGGCGTACAAGGCATTCTAGAGCAAGCCCTGCTTCTAGACCACGCCGGAAAATACCTCGCTTCTGTGTGCCTTAGCCAGCAGGGGGTAGACAAGACTCAACTGAACATTCTCAAGAGGTTCCCCAGTGTCCAATAGCAAACTAGACGCTTTCTTAAGCGGGTTCCTAGACGGACTCTTGATTTGCTCAATTGTTACAATTGTTGTAACAATTGTTGTTACAATTTACATCTACATCTGAAAGGTAAAGCAATGCTCAAGTATGTCACAATAGCCACCGCCGTCGCAGGTCTCTTCGCTACTGCTCTTCTCATTAGCTTCCTGCTTAGCTATCCTGTAATGGTGCTCTGGAACGAGTGCTTAGTGGGGGCGCTTGAGGGAGCGCGGCAGATCACTTGGATGCAGGCCTGGGGAATCTCTGCCCTGTGTGGCATCCTCTTTCAAAGCAATGTTTCTGTTGCTAGCAAGTAAGAAAAGATCTCGGTTGACAATATTCTAGAAATGTCCTATATTCAATTATAGGATGAGATGAAGGAAATCGAGATGACTCTGCTAGACCAAAGAATGAATGAGGGCATAGACCTGCTTATTGCTAAGCTTGAGGCTATCAAAGCCCAAGAAGGTGGCTATAGCAAGAAAGTGTTGGCTGTAGACAAGGTGGCTGAAGAGGCTAAAAACTACGCTGACTACTGGGACTACAAGCTCACTGATTGGGCTTCTGACTGAGGAGATGACAATGACTGATAGTAAACGCTGGAAAATGGTCACTACGCTGCCCAATGGCAACCAACTCTCTACAGTAGAGCTGCCTTTTCCTAAGGGTGCTTATGAGAGCTGCTGGTTTTATGCTGAGAACTTTAAGGGTCGAGATGAGGATGGCAGCGAGGTAGTTGCTACCTATGATAACGCTTTTGATGCCTTCGACGGACATATAGCTCTGCTTAGGCAGCTCTAATAAAAAAAATGTTGACCCCGGTTGACATTTTTCTAGAAATGATCTAATATCAAATAATCGACACAACGGAAAAAGGAAGCACACAATGGCACATGAAGTTGAGACTATGGCTTACGCTGGCGAGACCCCTTGGCACGGTCTTGGTGTTCCGGTTCACAATGATCTGACCCCTGAGCAGATGCTCGTCAAGGCAGGTCTTGACTGGACTGTTGATAAGGTCCCCTCCTACGTCAAGATTGGCAAGAAAGAAATTGCTACTGGTCAACAGGCGCTCGTTCGCTCGTCTGACAAGTCGATTCTTTCTATGGTTTCAGACGACTGGAATCCTTGCCAGAACCATGAAGCGTTTGAGTTCTTCAACGACTTCATCATGGAAGGTAATATGGAGATGCACACTGCTGGTTCGCTCAAGCAGGGCAAGAACGTCTGGGCTCTTGCGAAGGTCAAGGATTCCTTCGAGATCCTCGGCGGCGACAAGGTAGATTCCTATCTGCTCTTCTCTAACCCCCATGAGTACGGTCGCTGCATTGATATCCGTTTCACTCCTGTTCGAGTCGTCTGCAATAACACGCTGACGCTTTCTCTTGCTGGCAAGAACGATCTCATGGTTCGCCTCAACCATCGCTCCAAGTTTGATCCTAATATGGTCAAGCAGACTCTTGGTATTGCTCAGACGAAGATGGGCACCTACAAGGAGATGGCTGAGTTCCTTGCCTCTCGCGCTTATACGACTGAGACGGTTAGCAACTACCTCAAGGAAGTGTTCCCTTCGCTCACCACCAAGAAGGATGCATCTGTGATGTCTCGTCCTGCTGCTCAGGCCTTTGAGGTCCTTGAGACGCAGCCTGGTGCAGAGTTTGGTAAGAACACTTTCTGGCAGGCTTTCAATGCGACTACCTACGTGGTTGACCATGTTCTAGGTCACTCGCAGGAAACTCGCCTTCAGAGCGCCTGGTATGGCGACAACCGCAAGCGCAAGCTTGTTGCCTTGGAAAAGGCGGTCGAGTACGCGGAGGCTGCCTGATGTCTAGATTTTCGCTAGTAAGGCTTGGCGAACATCCTGCAGGGGATTCTGGGCCTATGTCCCAGATCCTCGACGGCGAGTCCTATCAGGCTATTCCTGATGAAGTACGTCCGCGAGTTGGCTGTGGGGTCCGAGTTGGATCCTATGCTAGTCGTACATATTCCATGCAGGACTATTGGCAGACAACCCTTGTCACCAAGATCCTTAAAGATGAACCTGACTACATCCTGTTCGAGACGAAGAACAGCACATATGAGTGGAGACTCCTGTGACTAAGATTTCAATTGCTTATGGTGTCAATCCTAAAGTTCCACACCCAAATGACCGTCCTCGTTGTGTGACCTGCGAAGTCAAAGCAAAGCAAATTGCAGGTAGACCTTACAGTGATGGGAGTCCTAGGTATCGGTCTGAATGTTATAACTGTTATCAAAAAAAACTTGCAAAAAAGCATGACGTTCCTGATATTAGATATGTTATTGCAAAGAATGCAGGATTTAACTCTGTAAAAGAACATATTGCATATAAAGCAAAAGCAGCAGGATTTGATAATGTAATAGATTGGAAAAACTCGACTCATCCATACAGAAAATATCGCAAGGATTATTGTCAGAATGTAGATGGTCGTTTAGGTTTCGAATGTACAACAACCATTGTATGGAATGGTATGTTAGAAGTAGATCATAAAAATGGCAAGCCATTTGATAATCGTCCTAGAAATTTGCAAACACTATGCAAATGTTGTCATGCATACAAGACAAATGTCTTTAAAGATTATGCGACTCCTGGTCGTAAAAAGATCAAGGAGCTTAAAATCAAGGAGCGTATAGCAGCATGAAGAAAATTGAGATGGAATATCTATGGCAAGGTCCTATACTCGACTCGCAAAAGATCAACAAGTGGAAAACTCCTAAGGGCAAGACCTATAAGATGGCAATGAAGGTATGGGAAAAGAAAGAACTTGATGTTCTCTATGCCGAAGGTTTCTACAAGAATGACAGAGAAGCAAAAGATTCTCTTGAGAAGAAATTAGCAAATGAAAGAAACTACAAGTACCCTTATAGCGATTACCGAAATCTTGTTTGGTCAGTAAATCTGGTTGACATTATTTAGGAAATGCGCTATAAATAACAATATGCGCTCTTGGTGAAACAGGTAGACACAAGAGACTTAAAATCTCTCGCTTCGGCGTGCCGGTTCGATTCCGGCAGAGCGCACCAATTTTAATATGAGAACATGATATGAAAATTTCAGAACATTACAGCGCCGATAAAGTCAAGAGCGCTACAATTCTTTTTGATAGCAATACTCAAGTTTATTGGGTTGATTTCTACAAAGAAAATAAATTGCTGATCAGCATTCCGTATCCTGAAAAAAGCATCTATTTTGTAGAAGATGCTGCTGAAAACTATGTCTTGGACATCCTTCAATTGAACCTAGGAGTACATAATGGCACACCCGCATAAGAACCGTCCACGCAAAGGACGCCGCAAGATTGGATCCAAGAAGCGCAAGGCTCGCAACAACCGTAAGAAGTAATTCGCTATGAAAGAGATCAAAGGTTACGTAATAGTTCCTCCAGGTGATTTAGCGTGGAAACTGTGTTACTGGACTTTTGCTCCTACTGCTACTGAAGCCTGGTATAGGAAGTTAGGACATGAAGTTCCTGATATGGAACGTCCTTATCGTATTCAAGCATGGCATGATAGAGGACATAGACTAAGAGAAGCAACACTTACCATTCATCCTGGAGATGACGAGAAATGACCGATGATCTTGTGAAGCACTACCGCAACAGCCGTGAATGGTTGAATGATGGCGAGTGTTGTGGTGACAAAGACAGCGATGGAGTATGTGCTGCGCCTGCTTGCATATTTGGAGAAGCTGTCAAAGAATTGCAAAATGCTGCTGACCGCATCGAGCAACTAGACGCCTCATCTGAAGGGTGGAAAGAAATAGCTGACGAGTATTTTGATGCCATCTGCGAACGCAATACCCGCATCGAGAAGCTGGAAGAGCAAATTCACTACGCTACTGGCGTGGCACAAACAAACATAGCAGGTCGATTGTATGCAGAAGACCGCGTTAGGGAGTTGGAGGCAGCGCTGAAACCGTTTTTGCAACTCCCCATCGGTGTCGAAGCCAAAGATTCCGCTGAGATGGAAGTGTATCAATGTCATGGCTGGCCAGGAGATGAGTCTGCCGTTGTAACTGTTGCAGATTTTCAGCGTGCCCGCAAAGCACTGAAAGAGAAAAACCCACTTGAATGGACAGAAAACTATGGTCAAGGTTCAGAGCCCTGGTTGAAAGATGTGAAAAATGGCTAATATTCCGGTCACAGAAACGATCAATGGGTTCCTTGAAATTCAAGGTTTAAACCTAACAGATGTTTTCGATCACAACAATCTCAGTAATTTTTTGATTGAATGTCGTGATGAAATCTTGATGAAAGATGCACAGTTGCTAATTCGTGGTGACTTGATTGAGAAATTGAAATCTGAAGTAGAAATAAATAATGCTGAGTGGGAGCGCATATGTAATGCATATGCTGATGAAAATCAGCGACTGTCAGATCATATCGAAGAGCTAAAACAACAAAAGTATTATCTTGCTGATAAACTCTATTTAGCTACAAGACGAACAGACGACAATGGAGACTTGCTCGAATGAGTGAACACTTTACATCATGGATGTTTATCTATTGGGAATGTCCTAGATATATTTGCATCAATAACTGGTCTGAAAGTCAAGCTAGAAATTATCTACAAAGGAAACGACTATGAAGGCTAAAAAAATAAAGTTGACATTTGAAGAGATTTTTGTTAAAATTGAAAAATGCGAATACGTCATAGTGCATACAAAGGAGGAGATGAAACCACATCTCCTCAATGCCAATGATAACACTCTTTATACTATGCCAGAAGGATACCTTGAATATGACAAACGATTCTACTTCAGAAGGTATTAATGGTCTTCAGATAATTGTTCATGAAACGAACCCAACGGCAAAAATCTATATGTTTATAGATGGAAAATATACACATTGGGTCGAGTATGATGTGATGCAGATGTGGTATATGATGGAAATGTTTCGTAAAAAGCTTGATCAAATGGTGGAGAATATGTGATGATAACTGAAATCAAATGTGTACTTTGTGACGAACCAGCTACATGGATGCGATATACACAGTTCGCTGGTGATCATCCATTCTGTGATAAACATGCTTATGATGAAATGGGAAAAGACTTCAATGATGGTGATTGGGAAAGGTTAGATGATGTTCTTCAGCAAGAAGAATGAAAAGTATATTCGCTGGAAGATTGAGATTGATGGTATTACCACAGAAGGTAAACCAATCTATCATGTATACAAAGCAAGAGCGCCATATGGTATGGATTTAGTTTGTGAGTTTCATGACTACGATCAAGCAAGACGCTTTGTAGAAAAACACATCGACTTCCCTATTTACTTCTATAAGGATTGATAATGAACAGGCGTAGTATGCTTTCTTTTCTCGGTATTGGTGCTGTTGCTGGTACAGCGGTTGGTAGTCGTGGCTTTGATAATCCTGTTCCTTCTACTCATGGCACAACTTACGATATGGGATATTCGATTGTTAAAGAATCATATGATACTCCTATGGTAAAAGATACCACTGCATATGTCAAAGAAATGCAAGATTCACTATTCGCTATCACTAGTGATCGTGCCAAATGGATTACACAAAGAGTCACTGATGAAATGAAAGATTGGCGTATGGGATTTTCGTCTATTCAATATAGTCAAATTGATCCAGATATTCGCAACATGAAGTCACTTACAGAAACAACTAAGATGCGTATGTATTTTGAACGTAGAGCTAAAA